GCTTGCGTCCTGTCGGTCGCTTCTTTTCACCAGCGATTTCCTCAGCCAGCGTCCCCATCTGTGAACTTCCCTTCTTTGTGTGACAATAAATGATCATCTAGACGTTTGCCTACATGATCAATCTTACCGTCCACCCGCAACACTGAACTGAAGATGCGCTGAAGTTGGCTTTGAACTATCGCGTGATCCTCGCGGTTCTCATTGCGCATCCCTTTGATCTGGATGACAGCGACTGCAATCGCACCCATCGTCGTGATGACACCTACAAGAACAGCCGCAATTCCCGCATCCATGATCAGACACTTTCATCCCCTAGAAAGACTTTCTTGAAATTGGCTTTCACCTTTTCGGCATCATCAGCAACGCGCGGTGACACTTCAATATGTATCCAATCCGAAGATAGCGAACCGCCACCAGTGATCGTCGGCTTCGTATAGTTCTGCCACGCACTGCGATCACACCGCCAGCCGCGACCGAACTTGCCGTGCGCATAATCCAAGATGCATTCAAGACCCAACACATCCGCATTCTTGACCAGGATTTCCATCCAATCATTAGCGATCTTGCGTCCATTCGGCTTGCCCCGCTTACCATCACGCATATTGCGATACGACAAATCAGCGGCACGCCCAGTCGCGTGAACCGACATCGTTTGTTTGCCCTTCGCCTTACGCACAACAAACGTGCCGTTGTTCCACAGCCCGCCTTCCGACAGGAACTGTACCTGGCGCACGAATTCTTCTAATCCTTCGCGCTTGCCCGTCGCGATGCCGTCATTGATACCTGTGTACGGGCGACTCATCCGCGACGCGCCTTCTTAGCCTTGACCGCCGCACCACCAAATGCCGCATCAATTTCTTCCTTCGTCAACTTGCCATCAATGGAAGCCTTCGCCAATGCTTCACCGACCTTGAACACGGCGACTGCACCTGCGATGCACGCCGACTTCCACACTTCCAGTTCAGGGGCAATGATCGCCGCACCCGTAATCACACCAAGCGCATTCGTCAAGAACAGCGCAACAATCCGTTGCGTGATTTCGCCAGCCTTATTCATCGTCGCCACCTTTCATCGCAGTGATAACCAGATGCGACATCACAGCCGCAACAGTTATCCAGAAGCCTAACATTCGCGTCTGCCCACTCAATGTGATGAGAACCAGACCAGTGCCAGCCCACACCCATACGTTTTCAACTAGGTAGTCAAACCATTTCATGTTATTTCTTTCGCGTAGGTATTGGGGTTGGAAGCACAAATATTACCGAAGTTGCCGCCACAAGTGCGCGTCTTTCGGCAATACTTATCGTGCTACCCGTAGGAACATAGTCATCAAACCGCCCATCAAATACATTCACGAATTCTTCAAATGACTTTCTGACTTCCTCAGGCGCATCCTGGATAGCCGAAATGATTTCACTGATCTGTCCTTCGGATAGATCATCCTGCGACAAATCCTGAAGCACAGCGTCCAGTTGCACTGGCGCGTTCTGCACAACAGGCTGTTCCTGCGGTTGTTCAGTAATCACACGATCAACCACAGCCACAGTTGTTGTGGGTGCGACACTGGAAGTTGTCGTTGATGCGACCGTTGTGGTTGTCGTTGACGCAACTGTTGTGGTTGTGGTTTCTGTTGTCGCAACCTGTGTCGTGGTTTCCTCAACAGTGGTTGTGGTCACTGCTGTTGTTTCTGGTGGTTCGGTAGAAGTTGTGGTTGTTTGCGGTGGCGGGGCAGGTGCGGCAGTCGCAGGCGGCGGTGATGCGACTGTCGTTGTCGTCGTGGATGTGGTCGCGGTTGTTGTGGTTTGTTCGCTGGTTGTCGTTGTATCAGCGATCGTGGTGGTTGTTTGTTCCACCGTTGTGCTTGTGCTGGATGACGTAGTTGTTTCAACAACGGTTGTTGTCGTCGCTACTGAAGCACCGTAAGACCACACATAGTCCGATCCTGGATCACCGTCACGCCATGCTTCACAATCCACCCACGACGGGAACATCCCCGCTTCGTAATCAGCAAAGGGTTGTTGCATCTGCCAAGACGTATCTGCCTGACAAGTCCAAGTGATCGTGTCAACTGCTTGCGCACCTGGCGCAAACCATGCAATTGATGCGGCGGGTAGCCACATCAACCACGCGAATTTGCTATACCGTTTCTGGCGGCGGCGTAACTGGCGGTACGAATTCATCTAGATCAGGATCATAGGTGTCCTGAATACCCGCATATTTGCCCCTGAAATTTGCATGATAAGACGTTTGCAACCATGTACCAGCCAAGCCAAGTGATGCAATAAATGCTTGACCGATCGGTTCGCTTTCAGGAAAGTCGCCGCCACCACAGTCATCATTGCCAATAACGATGACCTGACGAACAACGTTGGTTCCATCTACTTGTGCAAAGTGTGCCATGATGTTTCCTTACGCTACTACGAAAGTTCCAGATGCTGTGTAATTCCACCAAGTATATGAACCAGATGTTCCTGTTGTGACAGTGCCAGTTGTGCTGATAGTGAAACCAGAAAGTGCCGACGTAAGCGCGCGGATAACAACGCGACCAGATCCACCAGATCCACCTGTGGCGTTGCTTCCCTGACCACCGCCACCGCCGCCGAAGTTAGCCGTGCCAGAACCACCAGAACCAGTTGAACCATTGCCAGCGTTTGTGCCACCAGTACCACCTGCACCAGTACCACCGCCACCACCACCACCAGCGAAAGAAAGTGTTGTACCTGTCCAATCATTGGTGGATGCCGCACCACCTGCGCCGCCAGTAGTGCCACTGCCATTGCCGCCTGTGCCACCTTTGCCACCACCGCCACCGCCATTGCTGGTTGCCCCTGATGCACCGCCGTTGTTGCCTTGTCCTGCGACAGAAGCACCACCGCCAGCGGCGCGTGTACCACCGCCGCCAGAACCACCATTGCCACCAGTCATGGGAGCGTCATTTGATGACGCACCGCCACCGCCACCCATAACGCTTTCCAGGAACGCTGACGGTGTTCCACTTTGTCCCATCTGGTTTCCACCTGATCCACCAGCACCGACAGTGACGACGTAGGTTCCTTTGCCTACGATGCCAGAACCAGTCAGCATCCCACCGCCACCACCGCCGCCGCCAGCGACGTTTGATGAACCAGCACCAGCACCACCAGCAACAAGCAGATATTCAACAGTCAGCGTCGTGGTAATCGGAAGCGTGTTCGTCGTCAGCGACGAAACATAACCCATGTAACTGCGCGTCATACCCTGAACCTCACATACACAATGCCTGAACCGCCAGCACCGCCAGTGCTAGAACCACCACCGCCGCCAGATGCAGTGTTTGCACCAGCCGCAGTTCCAGCCACACTGCTTCCACCAGCACCACCGACTGATGATCCACCAGTACCTGCGCCAGCAGTCCCACCGCCACCACCGCCACCACACTTGAACAATGACGAACCGCCGATGAAACCAGCAACATCAATACCAGCACCGCCGTTCTGGTTTGTAGCCGCCGCACCTGCGCCACCGCCGCCACCACCAATGTTTCCAGTTTGTGCAGAACCAGTATTTCCTTGCGCATTACCTAATGCGGTGCCAGCAGTCACACCAGTTTGTGATCCACCACCGCCACCACCAGATGCACCTGCTTGACCAGGAATGCTGTTATCGCTAGTGCGTCGTCCACCAGTCCCGCCGCCGATAGCGGAAATATTGGAAACAGTTGCACTGGGCGATGTGCCACCAACAGAACTGCTGTTGCCAGTTGAATTGCTTGCGCCGCCTGCACCGATTGTGACAGCGACATTGGCATCAATATATACGCCTGTTTCCAGCAACATTCCACCAGCACCACCGCCGCCAGCAGAGCGTTCGCTGTCGCTGTTGCCTGCACCACCAGCACCGCCCCCGCCCGATCCACAAATCATCAAATCAAACAAACCCGCTTTAGTGATTGTCAGGGTGGATGTGGATGAAAATGTAAGCAGTGTGTAGTTCACACCGTCAACAGTGATTGATGACGACGATCCACCAGTCGCCGTGCCATATGACATCAACGGCACACTTTCGGTGATCAGTGTTGATACATACCCAATCTGTCGTCTGGCAGTTGCCATCAGTTGTCCTTTAGGCGGTGATGCGGTTCACGAAACCATGAATGGTGATCACGTTTGCGGTTGCGGCGAAAGCGCGCACCAACAGCGGTGTTGCATTTCCTTTGATCGGGAACCCTGGAACGATCGTGACAAGTCCCGCTTCGGGCTGGATCGTGACTTCAATCAGGTCATCAGGTGACGTAACGCCGCCCCACTCAATCGTCAGTTTGCGTGCCGTCGTGTCAGTATTCATGGCGTAGATCCACACTTCGTCATACGTCGTGGCAGTAGATGATCCAGTGTGGATCGTCGTGCCAGGGGTAGCGGTAGCGGCAACTTTGATCGGGCGACCGTCAGTGGATCCCGACAACGTAAGTTTGCTGAATGTAGTAGCCATTGATCAACGTGCCTTTCTAACTGAAAACTTGAACTTCAATAACGTTCGCCCCACCGCTAACGGCAGTCCATGCGCTTCCATCCCACACAGAAAATTCATTGGTGTCCAGCAGATAACTGCATTCACCTTCTTCAAGTGTAGGTTCACCTGCGCCACCGTAGGCGGCGGTGCGGGTGGCGGCATCAGCGAACACCTTGACACCGCGCATCAGATATTGATTGGTATCGGATGCTGTCAAGACATCGCCGCTGACAAACAGTTTCGTCCCAGTGATAGCCATAGTGCGCTTATCCTAGCATTAGGTGACTGCGTTGTTCGCGTCTAGGACACCGAACACGAGATCATCCAGGGTGAATGGGTTGAGAACGTAGGCATCTGCCATCGCAATTTCAAGCCTGTGGAAATTGGGGGTGATAAGGCGACTCATCCGTTCAACGGTTTGATACCTGGTCACCGATGCGGGGGATCCTGCCTGATAGTTGCGTTCCACTGTGATCGTGTCGCCTAATTCAAGTTGATTGCAGGTGATGCGATCCCCTGCGGCGAACGACGACACCAGAAGTGTCATGTCGTCAAATCGGTAGATCGGCTGTGAATACAAAGTCAGCAGTTCTTGCGCTAGGTCTAGTGCGTCTGCGTCGTTGGCAAGTAGCAGACCGTCCAGGGTCAGTGTGCTGATGCCGAATTCTGTTTGACTTGCGGCATCGTTAGCGATCTGCGGTGTGCCACCCTGCACGGTAGTCACAACTTTGTTGTATAAGAATTCTTGACCGTACAGAATTGACAGGTTCTGATATTTGATATCCGAACCATCATCATCACTGAACGCCGCTGACACTGTGGCGAATGCCGCCGCAGTGCGATCGGTGAATGTCAACGCGCCATCCTTCGCGACAAAGAAGAAGCCCTGTTCCGCTGTGGCGATTGACTGCGCATAACTAAGCGCGTTCGTGTTGGCATCAATCTGATACGCGCCAAGCGTCGCCGTACCAGCATCAATGTTTGTCGTTCCCTGATAGTCAATTTCGGGCAACTGCAACAGGTAGTTCAGGCGCGCGCCAGAAAGTTCCTCAGTGGGGGTGTGGTCTGAACTGGTGGCGGTGTTGGCAAGAAGAACGAAGTCATCTGCCGCATTGATGACCACTGTTGAAATGTCTGTGCTTTTACCAGTCGCATAGGAAAGATCAATGTCGGTGATCCGTCCAACGAATAGATCTTCTGTCCCCATTCTGATCGTCACCTTGCGGCGAGGGGTCACACCCGATCTGCCAGTGATCGGATCCCAGTACGGCGAACTTTCGTTTGTTGGGTCAAAGCGACGATCATTGTTCAACAGGGTGACACTGCAAGTACCCGCAGAAAAGTTTGACAACTGATCTGACCTGCCGCGCGTTGTGCTGATCTGTTGCACATAAGGTGCAACATCGTCACCCAACAACGTGCCATCCAGATAGTCCTGATCCAGCACACCATCAGTTGCGCTATCCAGTGTGAATACGTTGACGGGAAAACCCAGTTCCATCAGAACTGTCAGTTCTTCACCCCATGCAGTAGTGACAGACATGATCAGGTGAAGGCGGCGTATTCAGCGGTAATCGGGACGTAGCCGTTCGCCCTTTCATATTGCTTCAGGTAGTCAATGAATTCGCGGGCAACAGCCTGCGCATCAGTACCCATACCCGCATTGATAGTCACGTTGTATTCGTTAGCAAGATTGTCTGCACCAAAGAACGAACCAGGATCAATCGCCCCAACAGCCGCCGCACCCATATACACAGACGACAAATTCAACGGTGCAACAGGGGATGTCGGCACATTGACAGACGGAACCTGCGGAACATTCAAACGTGCCTTCGCCTGTTCAAGTAGCAGTTTGCCGTATTCCTTTGTCAGATCATTCAACTTGCGCTGTGCATCAGCGACTTCCAGGATCGCATCACGTTCACGTTCCTGCGCGGCGGCGACCCGATCAATGGCATCTTCCTGCGCCTTCTTCGCCTTATTCAGATTGTCCAACGCAGTCTTGTATGCGTCAGTGCCTTCTTTCGCACCGTTGACAGTTTCATCCAGCGCAGTCTGCGCGGCATCCAGTGCAACAGTGGATTGACGCTGACGATCCTGCGCATCCTTGACAGACAACTTCGCTTCAGCCAACGCAATTTCAGCCTGACGGATAGCGGTTGCATTGCTTTCTGGATCTAGTCTGACCTTCGCCAGTTCCTGTTCCGCACGGGTCACCGCAAAGATCGCTTCTTCAACGTCATACCCTGAACGCTCAACTTCGCGTTGTGCTTCTTCCAAATCCTGCTGACGATCTTTCGCTTGCTTACTGTCCTTGCCGAAGCCACTGATGACGCGCGTGAATTCAGCCTGTGCAATCGTCACATCTTCATTCGCCGTAGCCAACTGGCGTTGTGCCTCAGCAGTTGCCTTCGCCGCATCACGCGCCGACCGTTGTGCGCTGGTCTGCGAACGCAACGCATCAGTCAACTTGGCAATCTTCTCGCGCGCAGTTTCCACAGCCTTTGACACACCACCTGGCTTGTCGCCAGTGATCAAAGCAAGGTTCTTCTGCGCCTCACTGACGGCATCCGTTGCATCTTTCAATTCAGACAGTGTGAACCTGCCACGCTGACGGATCTGCGCAAGTCGCTGTTCAGCATTCTTGACTTCTGCTGTGGCTGAAGCAAGGGTGACCATGCTTGAACCTGATCTGCTTGCGGTATTGCCGAAGTTAGCCAGACGGGTTTCCGCATCGGTGATCAGTTTGCCGACGTTGACAAGCGCGGGTGTCGTACTTTCTGCGGCGTACTTCAAACGTCCGAATGACACTTCCGCAATGTTGCCGATCTTCGGGATGTCAAGACCGATCTTGCTGAATAAACCAGTAAGACCGTTGATGATCCCAATGACTGAATTGATCGCGCGAATGAATGTGTTGACGAAGAATTCAACGCCAGCGATGACACCGTTCAGGATGAATTTGAATACGTCACCCCAGTTGCCGAACTTCTGGTATGAATAAACGATCGCCGCCGCAAGCGCACTAAGAAGAACCACGATCGCGCCGATACCTGTGGCAGTCAAAGCCACACCGAACACAGTGATGTTCGCCGCCGCAACCGCAGACGCGATAGATGCGATCTTTAGACCAGCCGCCAACGCTAGGATCAACGTGCTGAACGTGCCGATCGCCGCACCGAACGCGATGATCTTGTCAGTATTCTGACCAGCCCAATCCGCGAACTGTTGCAAATACGGCAAGATCTTTTCCAGGATCGGCAACAGTGCCATGCCGATGGCTTCCTGAACATCGCTCAAACTGTTGCGCAGTTGCGTCATCCGACCAGCGGCAGTGTTCGCCGCCGCCGCAGTCGCACCACCGAACGTGGCAGATAGTTCTGTGAAGATCTGGTCAAGTGTCTGACCATCTTTGATGTTGTCTGCAAGCGCAGGCGATAGTGCTTTCAGTGATTTGAAGTTGTCGTTGTATGCCTTCGCCAATGCGGAAGCCACATCAACCAGTGGCACACCAGTTGCAGTGGCGATATCCATCGCCAGCGTCAGATCCTGTTGCGACTTGTTCAGGTCACCAGTGGCAGTGACAAGTGCCGCCAATGCGGGTCGCATCTCGCTATCCGAATAGATCGTCGTGCGCTGAAGCGATGCAAGATATTGTTCGTTAGCCGCAATCGTTGCCTGTGATGCGCCAGTGACCCGTTCCAACGTTGACGCAAGAACAGTCATTTCCTGCTGTTCCTGGATGCCCGCCTGCACCGCCTTCGTTGCGGCGAACGCCAACCCAGCGAGCGCGGCGGCGGCAGGCAAAGCCGCCTTCTGAATAGCGAACTGCGCCTTCTGCCCAACTGTTTCCAGTTTCGCGAATTCTTTGATCGCCTTTTCAATACCGCGATTGTCAAACGCTGAAAGTATGTTGATGCCAAGTGCCATGATCAGTACCCGCTAACGATCCGCGCCCGCACGATCGCATCCGTCTGTGTGATTGCTTTCCGAACTTCATCTTCAATCATAGGCAATCCACGTTCAACTGCCTTATACATGACACGCGAACGGAACCCATCACCCTTTGACTTGACTGCGCGACGCTTATCCAAGTTCTGCACAAACCGCGCACCAGCATTAGCCGAACCCGCACCGTCATACACCTGACCGCCAGCATCCATCTGCTGAATACGCATGATCCCCACATCTTTGCCAACAAACCTGTTGCCCGAATAGATGTAAGGCTTCACACCCTTCTGCGCTTTGCTGACGTTGTACGGCGGCATACGCTTCTTCCCCCGTCGCCCGCCCTCACTGTGCCAGTTGGTCAGCGGCTGAACCATCGGGAACGCCCGACCGACATCACGCGCCAGGGGTTCGGCGGCAGTCTTTAGCCGATCAACAATCTGTTTGTAAAGTTCCTTGTCATAGGTGCGCAGTTCAGCCAACGTTGCCTTCAATCCAACAACATCAACCTGAATGACTGTGCCTGCCATGATCTGCCCATGATACAACTAACGTTTGCGTCGCATCCGTTCCGCACGATCTGCGATGTAGTCCCACATTGTTGCGATCATCAGATCACCAGCCGCAAGCAAATCTTGCGGGGCGATACCTGTTTCAACTGCTAGGGCGGCAATCTGCCAGTGCGCCGAACTGCGCCCTAACTTTCCAAAGGGGTAGCACCTTCACTATCGGTTCGCGCTTCCACTGTCTTGACAGTGGAAACCCAATCGGGTTTGAACTTCAGACTGGTCTTGCCCATACGCTTTTCAGCGTGCCATGCAAGCCATGCCAAGTCAGTCAACTTCATATCGTTTTCAAACTTGACAACGCTTTTCCCTGACTCACTTTCAAACATGATGAAGTCAATGAAGATTGCATCAACGTCAGCACTCTGACCGTTGACGAATTCAACACGCAATGGGATTTGCATTTGTTATACCCCTTCGGTAGTTATGTTGAAATTATGAAAGCGACTTGGTAAGCGTGCCG